GTTCTTATTTGTTCTTATTTGTTCTTATTTGTTCTTATTTGTTCTTATTTGTTCTTATTTGTTCTTATTTGTTCTTATTTGTTCTTATTTGTTCTTATTTGTTCTTATGTATTCTTATTTTTTATACTTTCTATTAATTTATTAGGCTTATCCTTAAATAAACAGGCGTGTTTATTAAATGATTAACCTAAAAGAGTTTTTAAAGCCTTGAACTTATTTGACAGTTAATATATTTAAAGTAGATATTTATTTTTTAGTGCAAATTAAAATATAAATTATATTATTAACTAAATAAACTATACTTATAATATATTTATTTGAGGATAAGCCCATTATATGTTTAGTTTAATATGTATGTTTATTTGATATTATTTTTTATAATTTATAAATTCAATTTAATAAAAAATCAATTTAATAGTATTTATCTATAATTAGACCATAAATAACTTCATTTTTAATATGTTATAAAATTGATTAATTTAAAGATAAACTTTTAAATTATAAATATAGATTTACAAAAAAAAGATATTTAAAAGAGAATATTATTTAAGTCTTTATTAACTTATTAATGTATTAACTATGTATAATACTATTATATCTACTTTAAATGAAGTTAATGAAGTTAATGAAGTAAATAAAGTAAATGAAATTAATGAAGTTAATGAAGTTAATGAAGTAAATAAAGTAAATGAAGTAAATGAAGTAAATAAAGTAAAAGATAGTGAGTTTGATAGAGAAAAAAAATCAGAAAAGAAAGAAGAGAAAAAATTAAAGAAGAAAGCGAAAAAAAAAGAAGAGAAGAAAGCGAAAAAAAAAGAAGAGAAGAAAGAGAAAAAAAAAGAAGAGAAGAAAGAGAAAAAAAAAGAAGAGAAGAAAGAGAAAAAAAAAGAAGAGAATAAAACTATTTCTATAGAAGAAAAAGTTAAAGATGATACACTTGAATTTATTGCTTCCGAAGTTTCTATTTCTACATGTACTGTTTTATCTAATTTAAATTCTAATTTAAATCTTGGATTAATTAGTAGATTTATACCTATTCACGACCAACTTTCTAAAGAATTAGATGAAAAAAAAGGTGGTATTTATAATTTAGAATTTTATGGTAATTGTGCGCGTGGAGAAACTCTTATTGATAAAATTAAAGATGAATTTAATAATCAAGCCACTGTAAAATTTAAATATTGGGGATTTCGTAATGTTAATGTTAAATTTTTTGCTAATGGCAAATTACAAATGACGGGCTTAAAATATGAAGATGAATCAAAAGAAATCGCACGTTTATTAATTGATATAATCAATGATATTACAGTATCTATTAAAACATCTATTGAAAGTCTTAAAACAATTAATAAAACATATGATTTTCAATTAGTCTATTATAAAGATACAAAAGAAGTATTTTATTATAGAAAGTATTATGATAGATTTTTAATTCCTTATGAATTTGATACTGATATTATTTATAATAATAGTATTTTATTTAATGAAAATGAGACTAAAAATGAGACTGAAAATGAGACTGAAAGTGAAATTGAAAATGAGATTGAAAATGAGATTGAAAGTGAAATTCTAAAAGAAAATGATAATTATATTAATATATTAAATTATACATCTAGCACTATAAAAAATTTAAAAGAATTAGAAAAAAAACATATCAATTATAATCGTAAAAATTATATAAAAGAAGTTCAAGATGTTTATAATGATACAATTGAAGAAAACAATATTTCATTCTTAAAAGATAATAATTGGTATGGTGATAATGCTATTAAACAAATTATCACTAAAATTGAACATTTAAAATATTATTTTATATTTGAACTAGAAACAGCATTAATTAAAAGCAATACATTAGTTGATATTAAAAAAAATATTGAACTCTTAATGAAAAAATATACTAACTTTAAATTTTCACAACTAGATAAGATTTTAGGAGATATAAATAAAAACCTATATGCTAATAATGAATATACTATACATAATCTTAAAAATATTATTTTTAAATTTAATAAACAATATTTAATATTATTAGAAAAAACAATTAATCGTCTTGTTAATATTAGAAGTTTAGATATTCAAATCTGTAATTATGTTAAACATTATTTAATGAATGAAAAGTTAGTGAATGATGATAATACAACTACAATACCACTAGAAAAACTAGAATTAATGAATACTATTATTACAGAACCACATAATTATAAAGTAAGTGGCACTCAAACTGTATTAATTAATAGTGATTTATCAATTAACCATAATATTGATTTAAAACGATTATCTAAACTTTTAAAAAAAGAAGGGTTCTTTAATACATATGAACCTGATGATTATCCTGGTGTTTTAACAAAATACTATTTTAAATCTAATAATACTATACAAGGTATATGTAATTGTCCTACTCATTGCTCTACACTTGAAAAACATTCTATATGCACTAAAATTACAATTTCTATCTTTAGAACTGGTAGTATTATTATTACCGGAGCGCGTAATACAGTTCATCTAATGATAGCACGCGATAAAATATTAGATATTTTAAAAACAAATCTTAAAAAAATAAAAGGTGTTGAAAATGAAGATGATAATAAACAAATTGCTATTTTAAATAATGCATTTAGAAAAATATCAAAAAAATCAAGACTCTTCTTTATTAAAAAAGAACAAATTGAGGATTATGATAAAATTAATAAGATCTAATAAGGTTTAATAAGTTATTATTTTATAAAAGTTGTCTTATTTATAAACAATAGTTAATAAATTTACCATACTCTTTTTTTATTTTTTCCCAAACGTGCTTTGGCATTTTATTTACCATATTTAATTTTAAAAATTTACCATATTCATTAGTCATAAATAATTCATGATACATTATTATATGTGGTTGTGGTTTGTCTTCTATAAATGAATCAATATTTATTTTTGCTAATTTTTTCTTTTCAGCAAAACAAGACTCATAGACATCTTTATAACCATTCTTTAATTTTGCTAAATTTATAAAATTACCTATACCTAATGACATCATTATATTATCTTCTTCATTGTCAAACCTTTTTACATTGGGTTCTAATTTTTGTAATTCTTCCTCTTTACGAATTCTACGAATAAATCCTCCCTCTTGCTCTTTTACTTCTTGTTCTATTATTTCTGTTGATGATTGTAATGATGATAATGGTGATAAATCAGTTTCTTGTTCTAATGTATCTAATGTATCTAATGTATCTAAAACTTCATTTACTTCTATAATAAGAACACGTTTTTTATCGGCTCTTGATAATTCTCTATAAGGTTTTCTAGATTGATAAGGATTTAATGCTGTTTGTAATGTTCGGTATAAATCACCACTTGTTTTTCTAACTTTAGCCATTTTTCCAGAATTAACATAATGTTCTCTACACCATTTATTTAAAGATGGATTACTTTTAATATTATATTCATTCTCTTCGTTATCTAATGTAAATTCTTCTCCTGTAGTATTTATTTCTAATTTAGATTGTATTCCTTGTTTATTATCTTTTTCTTTATCTTCTTTTACTTTTAAAGCAAATGCTAAATACATTTTATAGGCTTTTAACAATGACATATAATCACCATATGAATGTTTATAAGATGTCATTACTTTTTTATATTTTTCTGCTTCTTTTTTATTCCATTCATTTGATTTCTTTTTATCAGGTCTATATGGTGTAAATATACTATCTAATCTACCATCAGCAATCACTGACAACGCAACAATATCACATACTGAAATGGAACATCCATAAAAATGAGATGCTATTAATGAACGAGCACTATTTGGTTCTAATACTCTAAATTTAGATAAAGCAAACCCCATTGGTGTTATTTTACCATCATTATTAATATTTGTAATTGCTCCTAAAGCATAAAGAGTATTTAATCCATCACTTATAAATGTTTCATGAGGAGGAGATATAAATTCATCTAAAAATACTCTTAATTTTTTAACTGTATTAATATCTGACATTTTTAATAAATCTAATAAAGTCATTGTTATATTTTCTTTTTCTATTGATGGTGTTGGATATTCTTGAAATTTTTCAAAATCATCTTCACTGTAAAGATGAATACAAAATCCCATTTGTGTCCTACCTACACGACCACTGCGTTGTTTTACAGAACTTTGGGCTATATTACTTTCTAATAATCTATTTACTCGCATTGTTGGTTCGTAAGAAGACGTATATTCTAATCCAGAATCAATAACATATATAACTCCATCAACTGTTAATGATGATTCAGCAACATTTGTTGTGAATACAATCTTTCTTGTATAAGGATAACCATTATCATCTTTTAATAATTTATACGCATATTCATCTGTTGCTAAATTTTCTTCTTTTTTTGATGTTTTACCATCTAATATAGCACAATATGGATTTATTTCATATTCAGGTGGTATTGATTTTTGTGTTTGAGTTCTTGATTTTTGTGTTTGAGTTCTTGATTTTTGTGTTTGAGTTCTTGATTTTTGTGTTTGAGTTCTTGATTTTTGTGTTTGAGTTCTTGATTTTTTCTTTGTTTTTTTAATAAATTGTTTTCTAAAATTACTCATTTCTCTATTAAGACTTTCACGTAATTGATTACCATCACTTTTTGACTTTATAAATACCATTATATCGCCTCTAGATGTTTTTTTTAATAATTTCATTATTATTTCAATAGTAAATGCTTTCCAATCACGTGGTCTAGGAAAAAATTTAGATATGATTTTATAAGATGTATGATTTCCTGCGTCGATTTCACCAAACTTATATGATGATTTTGGAAAATAATTATTAAATGTTTCTATATTTACAGTAGCACTCATAATAATCACTTTTAAATCTTTTCTTTTCATACAGGCTTTTTTTAATAATAATAAAAGTAAATCAGTTTCTACACTACGTTCATGAACTTCATCTACTATAACACACTTATAATTACTTAATAAAGGATCAGAACCTGTAATACTAGATATTAAACTACCTGTAGTAGTAAATGTAAGTTTTGTTTCTATACCATTTTTATTTATTTCTTTACCATCTTTATAAAAATAACCTACGTACTCTCCTATTTTAACATCCATACATTGAGCAACAAATTCAGCAGTTTTTCTAGTTAATATTTTTTTAGGTATAGTACATATAACATTTTCTTTATAATCAAAAGCGTGAAGAGCAATACGTGGGATTAAAATTGTTTTACCTACACCTGTACCTGCTTTTGCTAATGTAATTTGATTTTTTTCTATACTTTCTATAATAGCATCTTTATTTTGATATACTAATTGATTTGACCATATTTTTGCTAAATTTATATATGTTGCTGGTAATTTATTTAGTATTTCATTACTATATAAATTTTGATAAGGTTCATTCGTTAAAGGATTATTATATAAACCATTAGGGTCATACAATCCAATATTTTTACTAATAGTATATTCTTTTTTAGATGACATTCCTTTTATATTTATTAGGATTATCCTTAAATGGCTTTGTTTATTAAATGATAAACCTAAAAGAACTTTTTAAATCTTTGAATTTATTTGACGGTTATTATATTTAAAGTAGATATTTATTTTAAATTATTTAATTAAATTAAATATCTACTTTAAATATAATAACCGTCAAATAAATTCAAAGATTTAAAAAGTTCTTTTAGGTTTATCATTTAATAAACACAGCTATTTAAGGATAATCCTAATAAAAAATTGATACTGTTTAATTTATATTTAATTAGTAATACACTATAAAAACAAACTACGCTTATTTATTAGAGGATAAGCCCATTATATTCTAATACAATTTATTATTATTAATTATCTATTAAGTTAAGTATTATTAATAAGTAAAAATGGATACTAAAAATATTAGTACTTATACTAAATATGGTGTTAAACAACACGAATATGATGTTCATAAATACGTCTATAATTTAAAGTTAGAAAATGTTAATGTACCTAAAATTATTAGTTATGATAAAGAAAAAGAAATTATGGTTATGCATAAAATTAATGCTCTAAATTTATCAGATATGTTTGGTGAAAAAGCTTCTGATATTGATCAATACTATTTTGATGAAATACGCACTATTATTAAAACATTATCAGATAATGGTATTGAATACCCTGATATTACAGGTTATAATTTTATAGAACATAATAAACAAATATGGATTATTGACTTTGAACATGCTCATATTCGTGATACTTTTGTTAATAAATTCATTCAATGGTGTAATGAATGGAACTCCCGGTTTGCGTAAATAGTTTATTTTATGTTTGTTTCTTATTATTTAATAATTAGTATACTATTTTATAACTTTAATTTTTTATAAATTATTATTTTAATTTTTTTTTTCACTTAAAGCAGTAAGATGTACTTTTTTTCTATTTACATTCATTTATTAACAAAATACATTTAAAACACACGGATTAAAAAATGTCATATTTTTTTACTTTTTTTGCCATTTTATCTATTTTACATACGTTTTAATAATATATACACTTAAAACAAACTGATTTTAGTGACTTTATCGTAAAAATTACATTTTTAACCCTAATTTATTGTTATTGTTATTGTTATTGTTATTGTTATTGTTATTTTTATTTTTATATTTTTATTTTTATTTTTATTTTTATATTTTTTTTTATAAATAAAAAATATTTTTTTTAAAATTTATGTCATTTTTTTACAAGACTTTTTTTATTTTCGTTTTCAAATTTCCCCTCTCTAAAAAGTGGATGCGTGCTGTTTAATAGGTGTTTTACATTGGTTTGAATATAGTTTTACGCTCAAAGCACACGGATGCTTTTAATATGCTTATTTTTGCGTTTTTACATAGGTTTATATAAGGTTTTACATTAAAATCAATTAAATGCTTTTGTGATGCGTTTATTTTTTAAATTACATAAAAATGTCTTTTTACGCCTGTTATAGTAATATATTAACTAACAACAAAATGATTATTTTGTTTTAACTGCGTATTTATACTTTTTTAACTATAATTTATTTTATGTATATAAATATTTTATAGTAAAAAATTATAATTTTTAAAATTTATGTCATTTTTTTTACAAGACTTTTTTTATTTTCGTTTCCAAATTTCCCCTCTCTAAAAAGTGGATGCTTGCTTTTTATAGGTGTTTTACATTGGTTTATATAGTATTTCACATTCAAATCAAACGGATGGATTGTGGATGCTTTTGCTTTTTTTTTATATAAAAATATGATTTTATACTCATATATAAAATATATACGCACGAAACAAATAGATGTTTTTTACAATTATTGCTTTATATATAAAATTATTTAAATATAAGTATAATATAATAATTTAAACATACTTTTTTATAGTAAAGATAATTAATTATAATTATTATTAATTATCTTTAATATAAATAACAGTTAAATGGATAATAAAACGTGTCCTACATGTAAAAGTATTTTTAAATATCCTAGTAGATTAAAAATTCATTTACAAAATACAATACATTGTAAAAAAACTAAAGCTGAAATAGATACATATTTTAGTAATATTAAAAACCAATCATCTATAATTTCATTATCATATAATCTCTTAGAAAATAATAGTTTAGAAGCTAATAATGATAATAATAATAATATTGAAAATAATAAATGTAGTAAGTGCAATACTTATTTTAAATATATGCAAAATTTACATAGACATTTAAAAGTATCAAAATGTAGTAGACAAAAAGAAACAGAAGAAAGAAATAAACAAATAGAAATATTGCAAACACAAATTATTGAATTAAAAAATCAACAAACAATTAAACCTAATAAAACAAAACAAAAAAATCAACAAATACAAATTATCAATAATAATCATAATGAACGAATAATTAATAATAACTTAATAATAAATAATAATAATACCATCATACAACATATATATCCTTTAGGATATGAAAAAATACCTAATATATCACAAACAGAAATGATTAGATTATTAGAATTAGGTGATAAAGGGGTAATTGAAATAGTTAAATTAGTATGCGAACAAGATGAAAATAAAAATTTTTATAAAATAAACTTAAATAAAAATAATATTTCTTACTTAAGCAATCAATATAAAATAGATATATGTCAAGAAGCCGAATTAAAAAAAACTTTATTAAAACATTGTGTTATATTAACTTATCAAATGTTAATTGTATGTAGTCCTTTACTTAGTTCTGAAAAAATATATGAAATAAATTCTAATTTACAAAATATGTCTGATAAAATGAAAGAAGAAATATATGAAAATGGATTAAAAAATATTATAGAATATGAATTAAGAAAGAATAATAAAATAAATAAAGATAAAATAACAAAATATACTAAAGAAATTAATAATAATAATAATATTAAAGAAGAAGCATTAGAACATTATAATAAAATATTACAATTAAAAGATAATACTAATAAATCATTATCTACTGGTATTAGTTTATTTGAAATTAATAAAAAATTTGGTGATCCTTTAAAAAAACCAGAGATGGAGTTTGAATATACTTATAATGATTTTAATACTAAACGTTTTGAATATACTACTTATTTAAAGTATTGGAATAAACGTATAAATGATGAAGAAGATTATATTAATACACATCCTAATAAATCTTTATGTGATTTTGTAAAATTAGAACTAAGAAAAAAAGATATTAATGTCAAATTAGATTTTATGAAGAAGCAAAGTGAAAATATGAGAAAATGTGATAATCAAAATAATTTATTAATTAATAGAGATAATTTTAAAGTATTAATCGCACATTCTTATATTAATGAAAATCAAAGAATTAAATTTTAACTATGTTAATACTTATATAGTATATATTTTTTTTTATATTTTTATAGTTTTACTTTTATTATTATTTTTAAATATTTATAGTTTTACTTTTATATTTTTTGGATTTACATAGTTGGCTTCATAGTGTTATAATTTTGATTCGTTTTTATTTATTGTTTTTTGGTTTTTACATATTTGGGTTCATATTGTTATAATTTGGGTTAGTTTTTAGTTTTACGATTTTTTAGTTTTACATATTTGGTCTAATCATAGTATATTTTAGCTTAGT